ATGAACAAGCGGGGGCGCGCGCGGCAGTCTGTGCAGCGCCGGAGCGCGGGCGCCGGCGGCGTGGCGCTGTGGCTGAAGGACGGGGAGATCTGCGCGGCCGGGTACACCCGGCTGAGCGACTGCCCGGAGATCCAGGCCGGGTGCATGCGCATCGCGGAGCTGATCGGGTCGATGACGATCCACCTGATGGCCAACACCAAACAGGGCGACGAGAGGGTGGAGAACGAGCTGAGCCGCATGATCGACATCACACCGAACGGCAACATGACGCGGATCCAGTGGATGACGGGGATCGTCATGACGCTTCTGCTGTACGGCCACGGAAACGCAATCGTCGTGCCGCACACCTACGGCGGAATGCTGAAAAGCCTGGAGCCGATCGCGGCGAGCCGGGTCAGCTTCCTGCCGGTCAACGGAAGCTACCGCGACTACCGGGTGCAGATCGACGGCGTGGCGCGGAACCCGGACGACCTGCTGCACTTCGCCTACAATCCGGATCCGGACTACCTGTGGAAGGGGCGCGGGGTGACGGTGGCCCTCCGGGACATCGCGCAGAACCTCAAACAGGCGCAGAAAACCGAGAACGCGTTCATGGCCAGCGAGTGGAAGCCGTCGATCATCGTGAAGGTGGACGCGCTGACAGAGGAGTTCGCCTCGCCGGAGGGGCGGCAGAAGCTGCTGGAAAGCTACATCCGGCCGGCGACGCCGGGCGCGCCGTGGATGATCCCGGCGGAGGCGTTCCAGGTGGAGCAGGTGAAGCCGCTGACGCTGAGCGACCTGGCGATCAAGGACACGGTGGAACTGGACAAGCGCACGGTGGCGGCGGTGCTGGGCGTGCCGGCCTGGCTGCTGGGCGTGGGCAGCTTCAACCGCGACGAGTGGAACAACTTCGTGCAGACGCGGGTGCGGGCCATCGCGCTGACGATCCAGCAGGAGCTGACGCGCGGGCTGATCACCAGCCCGAAGATGTATCTGCAGCTAAACTACTGGAGCCTGATGGACTACGACCTGAAGAGCACCTCGGACGTGCTGCTGGCGGGCGCGGATCGCGGCTACGTCAACGGCGACGAGTGGCGCGACCGGATGCACATGCCGCCGGCCGGGCTGACGGAGTACAAGGTGCTGGAGAACTACATCCCATACGACATGAGCGGGAAGCAGGGGAAGCTGGTGGGCGCCGGTGGAAATTAAGCTCACGTGCCCGCAGGCGCGCTACATCAGCGAGATGCGGATCGGCTGCCGGGCGTGCGGGGATCTGTGCGCGCACCAGTATTACAAGAGCTGCAAGGGCTGGTGGGCGCTGACGCCGATGGCGGAGCGGTGCCCGCTGCGGGACAAGAAGCAGGACGAGGGGAGCGAGGATCATGGACAGGGATAGCAGGCAGCTGCGCGCGGTGCTGACCGAGTACACGACGCGCGAGGCGGAGGACAAAACGCCGCACATCAGCGGGTACTTCGCCGTATTCAACTCCAACTACGAGATCGCGCCGGACATGAGCGAGAGCATCGCGCCCGGCGCTTTTTCGGGGTCGCTGGGCGGCGACATCCGGGCCCTGACGAACCACGACACGACGCTGGTGCTGGGCCGCAACACCGCGGGCACGATGGAGCTGCGCGAGGACAGCCACGGACTGTGGGCAGACATCGCCATCAATCCGAACGACGGCGACGCCATGAACACGTACGCGCGCGTCCAGCGGGGCGATGTGTCCCAGTGTTCGATCGGCTTCCGCATCATCCGCGAGGATACCGAATTCCGCGAGGATGGGCACGTGCACTGGACGATCAGGGAGGCGGAGCTGTACGAGGTGAGCGTCTGCACCTTCCCGGCCTACGAGGCGACGAACGTCGCGGCGCGGGCGGCGGAGCGGGACGCGATCCGGGCGAGGCGGCTGGACGCCTGGCGCGAAAAGATGAGGGGAGTGATCCACAATGGCACTTAAAGTGCTGCTGCTGAAGAGGCAGCGGGACATCAAGGCCCAGGCGCTGGAGGCGCTGAGGGCCAAAGACGCCGAATTCACCGCCCGCGAGGCGGAGCTGGAGACGGCGATCGGCGAGGTGGAGAGCGACGAGCAGCGGACGGCGGTCGAGCAGATGGTGACCGAGTTCGAGGCGGAGCGCGACCAGCACAGCGCCGACGAGAGCGCGCTGGCGGCCGAGATCGCGGGACTGGACGACCAGATCCGCGCGATCGAAGCGGAGCAGGAGACCGGCGGAGAGCAGGGCGGCAGCCAGGGCGGCGAGCCGCGGAACGAAGAAACGAGGAGTGAGGAAACCATGGAAATCCGGGGCAACGCGGTCGCGATGACCATGCGCGACCGTCTGGCGGGCATCGTGGCCCGCGACGACATCAAGAACTACCTGGGCGAGATCCGCGCGGCGATCAGCGAGAAGCGCGCCGTCGGCAACGTCGGCCTGACCATTCCCGAGGTGATGCTGGGCCTGCTGCGCGAGAACCTGATCGAGTACAGCAAGCTGTACCGCCACGTCACCGTGCGACCGGTGGGCGGCACCGCGCGCATGCTGATCATGGGCGCCGTGCCGGAGGCCGTCTGGACGGACTGCTGCGCCAACCTCAACGAGCTGACGATCGTCTTCAACGATCTGGAGGTGGACTGCTTCAAGGTCGGCGGGTATTTCGCCGTATGCAACGCAAACCTCGAGGACAGCGACATCGACCTGGCGGGCGAGCTGCTGACCGCGCTCGGACAGGCGATCGGCCTGGCGCTGGACAAGGCGATCCTCTACGGCCGCAACGGCCAGACCGCCATGCGCATGCCGCAGGGCATCGTCTCCCGTCTGGTGCAGACCGAAGAGCCGGGGGGCTACCCGGCGACCGCGCGCCCGTGGGCTGACCTGCACACCAGCAACGTGATCTCGATCACCGCGGCGAACAGCACCGGCATCAAGCTGTTCCAGAGCCTGGTTACCGCCTTCGGCGCGGCCAAGGGCAAGTACAGCCGCGGCACCATCGTCCACGTCATGAACGAGGCCACCTACACGAAGCTGATGGCCGAGGCCATGTCGGTGAACGCGGCCGGCGCGATCGTGACCGGCGTCGGCGGCACCATGCCGGTGATCGGCGGCGACATCGAGGTGCTGTCCTTCATCCCGGATAACGTGATCATCTCCGGCTACTTCGACCTGTACGTGCTGGCCGAGCGCGCCGGCACGCGCTTCGCGTCCAGCGAGCACGTGCGCTTCCTCGCCGACCAGACCGTCTTCAAGGGCACGGCCCGCTACGACGGCGCGCCGGCGATCGCCGAGGCGTTCGTTGCGATCGGCATCGGCGGCGCCACGCCGACGTCCGCGATGCAGTTCGCAGCCGCTGGCGAGGAAGACGGGAAGTAAAAACGACAGGGAGGCATGACAGATGGCGGCGGTGAATGAGGGTACGGCGCTGGCGCTGGTCAAAACGCGACTGAACCGGCTGCAGAGCGACACGTCGATCGACGACTATCTGGCGCAGCGGATCTCCGCCGCCATCGGCGAACTGGAAGGCACGGGAATCCACCTGACGGAGGCGGACGACGACCTGATGCTGGTGGTGGACTACACGGTATGGGCCTACCAGAACCGGGACAAACCGGGCGGCATGCCGGACTGGCTGCGGCTGCGCAGGCGCGAGCGGTGGCTGAGGGAGGCGAGCGCGGAATGATCCTGGACAAGGGCATCTGCACCGTCTACCACAAGGTCAACACGGCGGAGGCGGGCGACATGCCCGCCTTCACCGACGTCGCCTTCTGGCAGAGCTGGTACGGCGAGCTGGATTTCGGCACGGCGGAGGCGCGGCCGACGGACGACCGCGAGGAGGTGCGCGTGGACGCGCGGGTCCGAATCCTGCAGAACCGGGAGATCAACAACCACGACCGGGTGGAGCTGGCGGAGTCGAGCGGCGCGGTGCGCCTGTTCGAGGTGACGCGGGCCTACCACGGATACGACGAGGACAGCGGGCAGCTGATCACCGACCTGACGCTGGAGGTGTACGAGCCATGACGCCGGCGGAATTCAAGCGGATCGTGACGGCGGTCGACCCCAACGCGGCGCGCTACGACAGCGCCTACCGGGGGAGCAGGGCGTACACGGTGTGGCGCGAGGTGGAAAGCCTGGGCTTCATGGCGGACGGCGAACACCAGGGGGCGATGAGCTACCAGGTAGACCGGTTCACGAAGGAGCAGGACGACCCGGTCGCGGCGGCGCTTTATCAGGCACTGGAACAAAACGACCGCGTGGCGTTCCGCTATCTGGTGGACTACGAGCGCGACACCCGTTACATCCACCACATTTTCGACTGCGAGGCGATCTAGCATGGCGCGGTTCCGGGTGGACGGGCTGGACAGCCTGATCGACACGATGCGGAAATACGACCAGACCAGCGGCGCGATCGCCGAGGATGTGCTGATGGCCGGCGCGGGCGCGGTGCGGGACGCCTGGCGGCGGGCGGCGGACGAGAAAGACCACCGCGTGACCGGCGACATGATCAACAGCATCGGCTTCCCGCGCAGCCCGAAGGACATCGGCGGCATCCTGACGATAGACATCTATCCGCAGGGCAAGGACAGCAAGGGGATCCGCAACGCCGAGAAGGCGTTCATCCTGCACTACGGAAGCTCGAAGCTGCCGGGGTCGCGCTGGGTGGATCTGGCCGACCAGTACAGCGAAGAGATGGCGCCCGCGGCCATGCAGGCGGTGTTCGACGACTACATCGAGAACGGCCAGGTGCCGGGCGCGGCGGCGCGCGCGAACGCGGGCGGCGGCGTAAACGGCGGAGGCATCAACAGACGGAGAGGATGATTTCATATGGCATTCATCGGCATGCGGCACCCGGTGGTGGCGAAGATCAACACCGAGACCGAGGGCAGCGCGATCACCTATGACGCCGGCATGGTGCTGGGCAAGGCGATCAGCGCGGACATCAACTGGACGCGGAACGACAACCCGCTGTACGCGGACGACGTGATCGCCGAGGACGACAACGGCATCACGGGCGGCAGCATCGAATTCGGCGCGGACGACGTGCTGGACGATGTGCGCGCCTATATGCTGGGCGTCAAGGCCGTGACCGCGCAGAGCGCGACCGAGTATGAGACGACCGAGGAGGGCGCGCCCTACGTCGGATTCGGCTACATCCGCGTGCGGCGCAAGAACGGCGCGACGACCTACCAGGCGATCTGGTACCACAAGGTGCAGTTCGGCGAGACCAACGAGTCTGCGCAGACCA